TGACAAATGACCAGTTACGGGAAGAGAATCGGCGGCTACTTGATAGCCTGAAAATCAAAGGCAGCCGTGTTGAATTCGTGTACCGCACAAAGTGGCGCACCAAGATTGATAGTTTTGAGGTAGAGGTTGATAGGTGGCATATCGAAACCTTGCCCTGCCCAATCCAATCATTCAAACTTGACACCATGTGCATGAAATTTTTCGCAACCTTGCATCCCGACCGCCCAGCGGTTGTTACCATTCAAACCGACTACGAATTAAACGTGGTAGGTTATTGGCAGCGCCCAGGCAAATGGTTCGGAGGCAAGCTATGGAGTGCGATATTAGGCAAGAAAGATGCTTATGTAAAAATTTCATCGCCATGTTTTGCCGATTCTTCTGTATATTTGAACAAATTCAGCAAAGCACAATGAACCCTATTTGCCCACAAGATTTAACACCAGCGAAGGTGTTATCTGCACCTACGAACTGCCAATTGTCTGCCGACCTTGAAATCGGTACTGCCAATCCAAGCACCGCTTATGACGTATTTATCGTGCATAATGGGTCGAAAAAGGTGTTAAAGTATGATATAGTAAGCAGCGTTAGTGGCATGCTGACCATTGATTTAACCACAAACCCATTATTCTTCAACAACACCACTACCTACACTTTATTCGTAGTAGCAGACGGTGATGACGTGGCGAACTTCGTGCCGATTGACGGGGCATACGATGGCTTTCTTTTAACCTTTTGGCGCAGCGACACGGCAGCACCTTCAACACAAATGATTCAACCACAATAAACAACAACAACCATGACAACACTTCTTTTAACTTCGCTATTCATCTTCGGCCTGTGGCTGTCTTCAGCCGAGGGCATGATATTAGATGACCTTCGCTGGCGGTTTATTTCGCAGTTTCCCGAACTTGCAAAGCCAGTAATTGACTGCCCTACCTGTATGGCTTCGGTTTACGGGACAATTGCCTACTGGGGTGACGTGATTATCGCCAACCAACCTGTTGATGCGCTGACCGCAATCGGCTGGCCTATCTTCGTTTTATGCCTTGCTGGGTTGAACGGTATCATCTTAAAACTTGCCAAATGGTCGTAAGCAGATTAACGAAGTGGCTTGTTAAACACTACCCCGATGCGGTGTTGGTGGCCTTGAAACCTGATGCCAAGAACTGGAAAGCTGGCTGCGAATTCATGGTTGACATAGACGGCCACAAATACTACAAGTTTCGGGATAGCGGCGATGTGCCGTTGGTCCGGTACAAAGAAATTCAGGCTGTCTTAATTCAGTTGGATAATCGGCTTACATCCGATGAACTGACCAGTATTTTGGCAATTGCCCGTGAAAGCGTGGTGGCTGCCATTGAAGGGCAAAGCCGAAAGGATAGGGGTAAAGGACTTCAACAATGCTTATGGGCAATTCAAGAAGCCGAAAGTAGGCACAAAGAACTGGGGTTGCATACTGACCTGATTGTTGAACTGGCAGCGTTAAACCTAATACGTGACGATGAAAACCCGTTTGAAATTAACGAAACGATTCAGGCTGAAAAGTTGCGTTTGTTTAAGCGTGAGTTTGTCAACCACGATTTTTTTTTGTCCGCTGGCATGAACGAATTCTTACCCAATGTCGAGCAACTGGCCGACGTATGGCAGCGGCTATGGCAAGCCAGCGACCAGTTTCAAAACAAAAAGAAGGACATCTTAAAGTCGATTCTTGGAGAGATAAGGTCTTCAATTGGTTGAGTCATTTCGATGCCGATTGCTTATTTTTGTGTAATGGAGAGCATTCGCAGTTCGTTGATTTGATGGCCACAGGCACGATTAACGACTTTGTACGACTCCTAAAACTTAAAACAAAAGAAGCCGATGGCAATCGACAAAATAGTGCTGGAGTTTCAAGCGGAAACCACAAAGCTCAAAAAGGAATTAGACGACCTAAAAAGTAGGTTAGGCAATGTCGAAACAAAGGCGCAGCAAGGGGGTAAGAATCTAACAAAGTCATTTGACAGTGCCAATACTGGCGTTAATAAACTATCTGCCAATCTTAAAAACTTAGTAGGTGCGCTTGGCCTTGCGTTTGGTGCGCAAGAGGTTATTAAGTTTACCAAGCAGACCATTGATGCGGCATCCGACCTTAACGAAACCGTAAGCAAAAGTCAGCAGATATTCGGCACAGCAAGCAAATCGGTTGAGCAGTTTGCCAGCAATTCTGCCAAGCAGTTCGGCATGAGCAAGAAAACCGCCATTGATGCTGCGGCTTCGTTTGGCGCATTTGGTAAGGCCGCTGGATTGACTGGGGAGGATTTGGGAACATTCAGCACCGACCTTGTGGCATTGTCTGCCGACCTTGCATCGTTTGGCAATACAACACCAGAAGAAGCAGCATTGGCATTGGGAGCAGCTTTGAGGGGTGAGGCGGAGCCTATTCGCAAGTTTGGTGTTTTGCTTGACGAAGCCACATTGAAACAAGAGGCTTTAGCTATGGGTATTATCACCAATACCAAAAGCGCATTAACACCACAGCAAAAAGTATTAGCGGCCAATGCTGCTATCTTAAAACAAACGGCAGATGCCCAAGGTGATTTCGCAAGGACTTCGGATGGTGCTGCCAACCAACAGCGCATTATGTCTGCAACGCTTGAAGATGTTCAGGCAAAACTTGGTGAGAAACTTTTGCCAGCGTTTCAGCAAGGCATTCAAACCTTAAACGAATTCGTTGCCAATGCGGATTGGGATAGTATTTTTGGCGGCCTTGAAGAAGTTATTAATGATGTTGCCGAGCCTTGGGGGGAGTTCTTTGATGCTATTGGTGATGTATATCGTGCATTAACTGCTGGCCTAAGCACAGGAGAAAAGACCGCTGGCATTTTCGATGCAATTAAGGTTAGCGTAAATCTTGGGTTGATACCGATTAAACTGCTTTCTAAATGGCTTCGGTTGGTTGTTGACAATGGCATTATCCCATTAATAAACGCTGGGAAAAATGTAATTAGTTGGTTCAATGAAGTTCGTGAAAGTGGGGGTTTTGTTGGTGCTGTATTTAACGGCATCGCATCTGCCGCCGGTTCTGTTGTAGATAAGTTGGTAGGTGTTGCTGAGTTTATTGGTTTGGTAGATACCGCAGAAGAAAAGGCTGCAAAGAACAAGGCAAAGGCTGAAAAAGCAAAGCAGAAAGCTGCAGAAGAAACTGCTAAGTTTGAAGAGGCAAAGAACAAAGAAAAGGCCGCTGCCAATACTGCTGCCATTGAAAAAGAAAAGGCCGATGCTGCCGCTTCTGCTGCTGCCGCCAAAGAACGTGCCAAGAAGATTCTTGAAATCAATGCCCAGTTCAACAAAGAAATGATGTCGCTGGCCGATGAACTTACTTTGATGATGATTGCTGATGAAGATGAAAGGGGGCGCAAACAACTTGAAATCCAAAAGCAAAACGACCTTGCTTCTGTTGAGGCGGCAGAGTTCAGCGCAGAACAGAAGGGGCAACTAAAGGCCAAGATTGAGGATAAGTACAACCAGTTAGAACTAACAAGGCAGCAAGCGCAGAACGAAAAGTTAAAAAAGGCCGAAGAGGACTATCAGCGTTTTCTTGAAGAACAAGGGCTGCAGTCAGAAGAGGCGGCAAAGGCGGCAGAAGACCGCAAGTATTCGGCCTACCTTGAATTGTGGCAGATGCGCCAAGAGAATGAACTGCTTGGCATTGAAAACGAAAGGGAGCGCAAGCTGCGTGAACTTGAAATTTTTGAACAAAACGAGATTGCCAAGGTTGAAGCTTCGGAGTTCGCTGCCGAAATGATTGCTGAGATTCAAAAGAAATATGCGGCCAAAAGGGTTGAAATTGAAAAGCAAACGCAGCAACAAACAAACATAGCGGCTGCTGATGGCATTTCTCAGCTTTCAAGTGGATTCGGCCAAATGGTTGGGGCATTTGCGCAGATAAGCGGTGAGAGTGCAGAATATACCAAAGCATTGGCTGTTATTGGTGTTCAAATACAACTTGCATCTTCGCTTGCTGCCGCTATTGCTGGGGCTACTGCCGCTGCTGCTGCAACTGGGCCAGGCGCACCGTTTGCATTGGCTGGCTATATTGCCGCAATGGTTGGGGCGGTTGTGAGTGCATTCGCACAAACAACACAATTGCTATCTGCCGAAGTTCCAAAGCCGGGGTTCTATGACGGCACACCTTACCTTCAAAGGGGAGGTAACCCAAAGGGGAAGGACACCATCCCAGTAATGGCACACGAAGGTGAGGCAATTATCCCAACACGAAACAATTTGCAATATCCGGGTCTTGCAAAATCGTGGATTGACGGCAACCTTGACGGCTATATCAATAACAACTTTGTGCGGCCAGCATTGATTGAGCAACAGCGGCAGGCAGAAGAAGATTTTGCCGACCGCTTGGCGAGTTCAATGGCATTGCAGATGTCAAGTAACTTCGATGACTACCGATTGCATCGTGATTTAAAAGAACAAACTGCCGTTCTTAGATTCGGCTTTGAAACCATGAAAATTAACCGCAAAAAAATAAGAGGTGGAAGGTAACACGGCAATAGTAACGCTTAACAGCATCAACGTAACTGGCGATGCTATTGGTGTTGAAGACATCAAAGAACGCATTTACTGGGATGAAGAAGCCCGTGGGCTATTGTTCGACTTTGAGGGTGAAATAACCTTTACTGGGGACACCTACCGATTTTTGCAGCAGCGGTTTCGGGATGACTACGATACCCCTGTGCCATTGAACATCGTGGCTTACAACCCACATTCAGGCGCATTTGAAGCGGTTGTAAACGGGTTAATATTTACCAGCGATTGCGAGTTTAACCTATACGAAAAGACCGTATCGTGCCAAATCGTTGATAGGGGATTCTTTGCCAAGATCCGCAATAACGTAAACATTGGATTCAGCCTTGGCGCACCTGATAGCAAGTTGGGCGAAGACATCAGTTCTGCGGTTGCCATTACCGATGTTCAAGAAATAAGATTTATGAATCTGCCTGTGCCAATAACGATACCGGGGTTTGGCCGCAAGTCAATGACAGCTTACGATGCCTTAAACTACCTTGTCGCTGCGATGAGTGACGGGCAGATTGGCTTTGTATCGAATTATCTAACCCCTGTTGTTGGACAAGAAACGGCCCATATTTTAAGCGGTAGGCAGTTGAGGGGTGATGCTATTGATATCGGCCCTGTAGTTTCGTGGAATGAGTTGTTTGGGGACTTGTCCAAACTATACAACTTGGCCTTTGCCGTTGAAGAATACAACGTAGGCCAATGGCGAATTCGGGTTGAGCCTATTGATTACTTTCGGCAGTCGCAAAGCATTAACCTATTCGATGTGGATGCTGGGGTAACGGAGAGCATAGACACTTCGATGCTGTATGCTTCGGCCATTGTTGGCAGTTCGGAAACGAGGGAGGACTTTGATACACCGAGTTCTGTTCAAGCGGCGGCATTGGTAATGACCAACTGGAATTGGATTCCCAAAACACCGTTTATTTTTCAATGGCAAGAGGACTATTATTTTCAGTACAATTCAAACGTAGATAGCGAATGGGATTTGCGGTGTAGTGTTTTGATTACACACACCAACCTTATCTATTACGTGATGTGCATGCGGTTTTTAAACACCCCCGGCAATCCCGATTTTGATGATAGCTACGATGAAGATGCTTTTTTGATTTCGTGCTTTTACAAGAACGCACCGGGCAATGTAAGCACACCAGTACTTAGTTCTGTTGGCACACCGCCGATATTCAATGTATTCAACAACAGCATCAGCAACTACAATGTAATGATTAGGAATGCGGATGGAGTGCCGGGTAATGCCGCCAGCCAATATGCAAGTTTTGGCCAGCAGTATTTCGATGCGTACTATGTGCCTGAATTTATAAACATCCCATACTCAAAATTATTAGCAAGGGATGAAATAAATCAATCGCCGGGGCCACCCAAAAGGATGTATCTTATATACAATTATTTTAGCGGTTCGCCTATTGGTGATTGGGCTTCAAATTTAACGCTTGCTGGCCCTGTGTTTGATGATTTGGTAGCACCAAACAATCTAAACTACTTGGCAATTACTGGGGAGTTTACCGATATAACTGTTAAGGGTAGCGACCCCAGCACAGGGTACAACATAAGCAATTCAACATGGGTTTGTCAAGTGCCAGCATTGTATTCTTTTAGAATTAAGGGGTCTATTTTCATCAACTGGCTTTCAAATCTTGGATTTAGTTCATACACTACTTTTGAATTTATTATTGCGCAATGGGATTCATCTTTAATCGGGGTTAAAACGATAAAGAAAACAAGCCCGTTCTTTCGATTTAGCCAAACATCTGATGAAAGATATAGGGATTTTGATTTGTTTTTTGGCATGTTTAACGCAGATGCTGGCGATATATTTCAAATTCAATTGATTGCAACCGAGCCAACTGCGAACCAATATTTTCAAGTTTACCTAAGCGATGACACATTTTGGTCAATTGCGGGTAATTCATTAGAGGGCGAAGGTGGCACAATCTTGACTGCCGAAAAGGGCGGTTCATTTATGCTTACAAACCAATTGAAAGCGAATATCGATGCCGATTTGTGGAAGACAATTAAGGCTAACCCCTACCAAAAACTACTTTACCAAGTTACCGATGACGGTGAAAGCAGGTCAATGAACCTTTACGATTTTAACCGCAACATCATTTCGGGGGTTACTGAGGGCGAAACAAGGGGCAGGTTGGCAGCACCTGAGCAGCCTGATGTTGACCCCGGCAACCCAATTACACCCGAACCTGAAGAAGGTGATGGCGGTTAATTTAATACCTTTGTGTTATGCCGATACGTACACCCCAACCAATACCATATAGCAGCCCAATCTTCTACGGAGATGGCGAGCTTTCATATAACGAACAAATAGACCAGCTATGCGATTTCTTTGGTTCGCCAATGTGCCTACCTTGGGAAGAAGGCGAACCATTTTGCTTTCAATTTCAAGCTGGCGAAACAGGCAGCAACCTGATTGTTTGTGAGCCGTTTGATACGGGCACGGCAACGGGCGGCAGCGCAAGTACATTGGTTGATTCAGGTGCAAGTTTCGTTTCGGGCGGTGTAACGCAATATCAATTGGTGCGAAACACCACAACTGGAGATACCTTTGCCGTTGCGACAGGTGGTGTTGCAGCTACTACCTTGACCTTAGTTGGCACACCAACTGTGCCAAGTGCATTTACTGCTGGCCAAGGCTACGCTATCTACAACATTTGGCTGACCGCTGTTTCAATTACTGAGATTGATAGCGTATCTATTAATGATGACCACAGCATTTGCTTTGACAATTTTGACGGCAGCATTCAATTTGATTTCCCAGTAGGGACAATTACAAATTGGTACAGGGCCACTTTCAACATTTGCAGTTATTCGCAAGGTGCGGCCTTTTTTCAGGCAGCCCAAGGTGCAACCAATTACACCTTGCCGATTGAATCGCCCGGTACATTCGATTGGTGGTTTGGTGAGCCCTTAAACATTCAGCGTATTGAATTTGTAACCACAAGGCCGTTCACGGGTTGTATTTGTTTATGCGATAGTGAGGCTTATTTGATGAGAGATAGTTACGGGTATAGCATTAATGGTGGGGCGTGGACTGAATTTACCTATACAGGATCAGCACGAAACAGGGGCATCATCGAAAAGTGCATTGAACTGCCTGCTGGCTGCGACAATACGGTTTGCCTGTCGGACAATTACGAATGCGCAGTTTACCAAAAGATTGGGGAGGTCGGCAACTGGAACACCGACATAGCCGCTGGCATTTCACTTGACGGCAGCAACGTATGTTTTGACGGCAGCATGCAAGGGGATTTCGCCTATGCCGAAGAAATTGGCTGCGACATCGATGAAATTGTCACCAACGTGCAATTTGAACTGACCATATCTGGGCACGTAAACGGCAATGTGCAGGTGTGCATTCAAAACACCGACCTATCAAGCGAGGTCTGTTCAAACCCACATGGCAGCGATGGGGTGCATATCTTTACGGTGTCAAACTTCGGGATGAACGCTGGGCCCAAGCGAATAATTATCAAAGCCCATAACAACAACGTAACCTTATGCGCTACCTTGCGGTACAAGATACAGGATTTTCAGCCTGATGTTTTTGCGTGCAGCGAATGCTACCACGTGAAGCCAATCAACTGCGAAATGAAATTGGAGTGGGATAACGATACAAACGCATTCGGCCACGTTTACACTACGGGTTACACCAACACGATGTACCTTGACGGCAGATTGCTGAACGGCAAAATCACCAGCATAGCGCACGAAGAACGCAAGGGGGTAGATTCTTACCAGCGGTCGTTCTTCAGCAACGGCAGAAAGGTAGAAGAACTTGCTATTGATGCTGTTTGGCCTGCGGTTCACCAATCGGTAGCGGTTGGGTTGATGCACCGCAATTTCTACATCAACGGGGTGCAGTATGTGAAGATTGGCGAATACGAACCTGACTATTCAGACGATGCCGAAATCGCACCTTGCACTGTTGAGGTGGCTAAACGTGACCAACGCTTTATCGTGAATCCGTTATAATGACCGCCAAAGAAAGGCTTATAAAGAAGATTGCGCAGTCGATGGAGGATGCGCCTGATGCCTTTTTTCGGGGGGTTAAAAAGGCGCAGCGTGAAGCGTTTGCACAAATAGTTAGCGAGATAGCAACGCTGGCAACGGATGACGCTGGCAACTTGGTTGTAGGCCAAGGCAATTTCAACAAGATAGATGGCTTGGTAAAAAAGATGCGGGCAGCTTATTTGAACCCTGAATACAGCCAGTCAATCCGAAACTTTGTAAACAGCATCGATGCAACGGCTGGCATAACAGGGGACTTGGTAGGCATCATTACGGGCGAGGCATTTGTGCAATCACCAAAGGCAGCAGCAATCTTATCCAATGCCAAGGCCACAACATTTGATTTGCTTTCAAACGCTGCGGTTGATGAAAGTACGGCATCTTTTAAAAGCATCCTGAACAGCAGCATATCTACTGGCGAGAACCTTCAACAGGTCATTCGTAACGTGCGAAACAACATCCAAGGGACTGATGAATTCGCTGGCCGAATGGAGAGGTATGCCAAACAAAACGCATACGACTTCTACAGCATATCAAATGCGCAGTACATTCGGCAAGTTAGCGAGGACTATGGGTTTGAATTTTACGAGTACATAGGGGTTGAAGTGAAGGGTACACGGTCATTCTGCAACGAAAGAAATAACAAGATATTTCACAAGCGAGAAATCCAAGATTGGGCGAATATAAATTGGGAGGGCAAAATGAGGGGCACAAACGAAACCACCATCTTCGCATATCGGGGCGGTTACAACTGCGGGCATCAAATTATCCCAGTTGCTACCGAAGATGTACCCGAAGATGTAATTAACAGGGCAATTGCGGCAGGGTTTTATACACCTGAAGAAGAATAATCTTTAAGCAAATGAAGCCTATCTTGGTCGGCCAAGTAATCGTAGAACTTCTTTGCCTTGCTTACCTGAACGAAAGGTGTATTTTGAATGTCGGCAAAAATCATGCTGTGCAGACGGCTGGTGTATAGCATCTTCAACCTACCAAAATACTTCAGGTAATCTTCGGTGCTACCGCCAAACCAATGTTCGCCACCGAACACCCTAACAAAGTTTTCATTCATTGCCACATCGTTGTGGTTGGCATCGTTGCAAAGCGAAATCCAAACGATATTGTCACGACCTATTTGTTTAATAATGTTTCGTGCCACCATGTTTTCATCCCGCCAACCTGATAAGCAAATACCTACCTTTTCGGTGCGTTCTACTTCGACGGGTTCAAGGTGCTGAAGGACAAGATCAGGCGCATACTTGCATTTCAAGAATTCGGCATCTGCCTTACTGCGCACCACCGCCGATTTCACCTTCAAATGCTTAAGGGCTTCGGTCGCTTCATTGTAATTACCAAGGCCAACACCAAGCAGTTCAACGGTTGTGCCTTCGGGCAAATGTCGGGTGTAGAATTTATGCACGACATCACCACCGCCAATGATTGTTCTGCCGCCCGGCCGCCAATCTTCGCCAGTAGTAAAGATTAGTTCTTTGTCAGGGAAAATCTTTGTTTGAAATACGTGCCGAAATGCTTCATCGCCAGCGTTACCTTTGCCGTACCAGCCGATAATATTAATGTGTTTCTTTTTCATTTTGTTACTGATTGAATTGTATTAAAAATGGCAAACCATTTGCCGGGGATTGAACGCTTGTAGTGTTGAACCTTCGCCACGTGCTGGGCAACCGTTACCCTACTAATGCCGATTATTTCTGCCGCTTCGGATTGGCTTAGCCCTTTCATTGACACGAAGTAGTACGATGCGATGCGCTTGATGTCTGCATACTGCCGCCTACTTGCTTGCTTGAATTGGCTCAAATCAACCCCGTAATGGGCGCAAAGTTGCCAAATAAAGTCATCGGCAGCGGATGAAATGCGGTGATTTATAGCCTTATTCACCGCAGATTTAAGGTCGAAAAGTTCAGCAAGCGACAAATGGCTGATGTCCATAACGACAAATTTACACTTATAGCGACAATTACACGAAAGTATGGGTATGCGTTCTTAACTTTGATAAACTAAAATTAAACACTATGAGTTATTCTTGTTTTGACAATCTGCCAGTTTACAGCGAAAACGTATGTGAGGTAAACAGGCTAACGGGCATTTCTGCCGTTGCTGTAATTGACAACGATTACACCTTTTTGGACTACACCGATGCTGCCGAGTGGACTGCCGCTATTGCCGCTGGTGATGTTGCCATTATCAAAGAGATTAAGGCCAACTACCCCGAAGCTGAGGAGGTTACTATTAGCAACCCACGGAGAGGTACACCTGATATCCTTACCAAGTTCAACCACACTTTAAGCGTGATGGATGCAAACGTGGACAGCAGCAACGATAGCTTCTACGAAACTTTGAACACGATCGGCAAGTACAAATTGGCTTGGTTCTACTATGAAGAGGATGAGATTCGTGTAGTTGAGCAGCCTGTACGTTGCATCGCCAAACCTGCCAAGGCTGATGAGAATGATGTTCAACAGTACATTGTTACCTTCGGTTGGCAATCTGCACCCAATGAATTCCCAGTACTTTACAATGCCCCAGTAGGCATCTTTGAATAAGGTTGTTTTCATGGTTATCAAAAGGGCCCTGCTTCGGTGGGGCTTTTTTGTTTTAACACTTATTAAGATTTTCGTATTGATATTCTTTGTAGGTTTGCCAAAACAAATAACCCATGCAACAACAAATTAACTACTGCGACATCATGGCCCTTGGCTTTACAGCCGAAGACGGCCACGATAGTGTGTTTGAAAAGATGCACGGCTACCCCTACACAATCTTCACGAAGATGCTTGCGCCAACGCTGATGCTGGACTGGAATCAGGAAACACGGCTTTGCGAACTGCTGGTCATTGAACCCGAAAGCGGGCATATTTTTGACCGAATCCCGATTGTGGATTTAGTGCATTTGAAGGATTATGTTGATGCTTTTAACCAACAAAACGCTTAATAAAATGGAAGAAGAAGTACTGAAAGAGTTAATCAAAGAAATGGAGCTTAGGGTGGCATCATTTGAGTATAACCGTGACTTAAATAAAGAAGTTGATGCACAGCACGCTTATTGGGACGGCAAGCGTTCAGAAGCGCAATTTATGGTCGATAAATTAACATATATTTTGGAGAATGGTGGGCTTTAGAGAGTCAACCCACACCTTTACAAAATGACTAAAAAGTAAACAAACACCTTTACCTTTTTTAGACCCCGAATCAGCCCCAGCGATGGGGCTTTTTCTTTACCTTTAACCCATGAAAGGCTACCTTATATTCTTATCAGGCAATTCAAGTTACGGCCAATGGGCGAAAAATATGGTGAATTCGCTGGCGCATTTTTCACCTGACGTACCCATTTCAATTGTTGGTGATATTAACCTTCTGCCTGAACGTGAACGCAAGTATATCGACAAGGTTATTTCGATTAACAATGCACACTTGAACGATGCGACTGGCCGAATTGCGCCCGGCAAATTCAAACTTCATTTAGACCTTTATTCGCCTTATGATGAAACGATGTACATTGATATTGATGGGGTTGCTGTACAAGAACTGCAGACCTTATGGGAGGCTTGCGCTGGTTTTGATATTGCTTCGCAAGTGGTTAGCAAGTCACCGCTAACTGCCGACAAATGGCCGTGCCTTTGGTTGCCGCTGCCTGATGTAAAGGCCGAATACAATCTGCCAAGCGAAGGCGAAATACCTGAAATCAATTCTTCGTTCATCTACTGGCGCAAGACCGACAAGGCGGCGCAGTTTTGGGCGCATGCGAAGGATAATTACCGTGAGCATTTGGCAACGAAACATTGGGGGCATAGTTTCCCCGATGAATTGGCTTTTAACGTAGCATTGGCGCAAACGCAAATAAACGCCGACCTTGGTATGTTGCCAGTTCAATTCAAGGCCAAGCGGCCCGACATTGGCGAGCTGAGAAAAAGCCATTACTTCGTTGGTTGCTACGGGCAGTTTAGTACCGAGGCGAGATACACTTATGATATGTACGACAGAATGGTGGCCTATGTTGAAAAGCAACTTTACGGCAGTTCTACGGCCAGCAAATCGCATCACCTGATGAAGGCCAAGTTTGCGGTAAGCAAGCCGACCAAAAAGCCAGCGGCTGATGTTCGCAGGATCCACTACGATGCTATTGTGCCAGCGTTGACACCTGAGATGCAGTTGTTAACATTCGGCAAGGCTGCGCCCAAGCCGTTTACAAATGCTTTCAATGGGTCAATTGTTCAGGGCAAGTATGTTGTAAGGCTTGACAAACCCAAGTTTTTTACTGACCGAAAATTGGCAGTAATGGATTGGGATAACGGCAACCTTTCAACACCGCAGCTTCTAAAGTTCAAGACCGAAAACGGGCATGCCGAAGACCCCCGATGCTTTGAATTTAACGGGCGCCCAGCATTAGTTTTCAACGATGGTGGCAATATGTACTTTGGCTATATCGATACTGCCGAATGTTGGCAGATGAAACCGCCAGCAAGCAGGCCGAAAGACCACGATGGCCGAGAAAAGAACTGGTCGCCGTTTGTTTACGATGGGCGGCTTCACGTTTTGTATGCGCCGGGCCACGTTGTTGAGTACGACCTTGGCGAACCGATTGCTGAGTACAAAACCGAAATACCTACCTTGACACGGGGGCATATTAGAGGCGGCACGCAATTGGTTGAGTATGGCGGCAAGTTGTACACCATCTTTCACGTGCGGCAGAGGGTGAACGCTATCAATTTGTACTGGGCTGGGCTGATGGAGTTGGAAAATAAGCCCCCGTTTAAGGCTTTGAGATGGTCAAGAACGCCGCTTTGGAAAGCTACCTTTGTGGATAGCAAGGATATACCCCCAGCCCCACACACTTGGCGAAAGCCGATGCTGGATTTTGTGACATTCCCAAGCCATTTGGAGATTGATGCCTATGGCAACTGCCTGATTTTGGCTGGCCACCACGACTACACCGATGCGGTCATTCAGCTACCATTAAAAGAACTTTTGAAGCATATAGTTTAGATTGCGTATTTTTATCAAAAAACCAGCCACATGGCAGACATATTCGCATTAATTGACCACGCAGCAAAACAAATTCGTAAAAAGCGCAGCATTGTTGGGATGCCAAGCAAGTACGACAAGAAGTTTGAAACCGAACGCTATTACGAAAGCCTGCCCGAGTTCACCGAAATATACGAGTACACGATTCGTGAACACAATGCCGTTTGTGTACATGCAGAGGCCAACCAGTTCCCATACGAAATCCTGCGGTCAAAAGCACCAAACCAGCAACCTGAAGAATGGGAATATCAAAAGGGGCTTTATGAACCAACGACCAACACCGAATGGAACAGGGCATTGAACCGAACCAAGGCGGTTGCAAATAGCCAAAACTATTCTATTGAGTGGGCAAACGATGAGCAGAAGGAGTATTTTTATGGGCTTTACCCCGAATACTACAGCATCGAAGCCTACTTTTTTGACATTGTACGTGAACGCAAGATAAACTACCCTAACCAATTGCTGTTGGTTTGCCCTGAGTATCTGCCGATGAAAACGGCCATTGATGAAGAAGGCAACGAATATGAAGTGGTTGACCAGTCAGAATTGGTTTCGCCAGTAGCCAAAATCTACGAAGAAAAGTATATCGCTGGCTACAAGGCTGGAGAGTATGCGCTACTTTGGAACGGCAAAGATGGGGATAAAATGGGCTTTAAGTACGTTGATAAGATGTCAATTTACGAAGCATACGTTAACGGCAAAGATGTTAAAGGCAACCTAACCTTTGAAGTGGTCGAAGTATTTCGGCATGGCTGGCGATATCTGCCAGCATGGAAGTTAGGCGGCAAGCCTGAGATGAAGGATGGCGAGGTGCTGTATCGTTCTGCCTTTGCCGATGCAATCCCACACTTGAATACCGTTATTCGGCTGGAAAGCAATTTAATGATGTCAACGTATCGTTTGGCTTTCCCGATTATCATTGCCGTAGTTGACAGGTGCGATGCCGCTGGATGTGACGGCGGTCAAGTTTGGAACAACGAATCCAATGGCTATTCTGCATGCGGCAAATGTAACGGCACAGGCAAGAACCTAAACCACAGCCCAACGGGGATATACGAAGTAGCCGCCACAACCCGAATGGGCGAAACCAATCAGCTGGCTATGTCACCGCCAGTTCAGTTTGCTGCACCCCCAAGCGAGATTCTAAAGTACACCAGCGACCAAATCGAAGCAAGGCGGCGGTCAGCGTTCGGTATGTTCTTCGAGCCTGAGCAAGCCAATTCAGCAACGGCAACAGGCAAGCAAATTGAGAAAGAGGAATGGCAGACCTTTATGGTGCAGTTCGCCCGTGAGTTATTTGCGTTAATGGATATGGCGATTGAGGCCATTGGGTTTATGCGTTACGGCACAGCCTTTGAAAAGCCAAGCATTCAAGTACCTACTTCTTTCAACTTCAGAAGCTACGAGGATATTACCAGCGAAATCGGGACGGCCAAAGAACAGTCACTACCGGACAGCGCAGTCGCATCTTTGCTGTATCAATATGTAGGCACAAGGTTCAACGCTTCGCCCAAGGTTGAGAAGATGATTAAGTTGCAAATCAAACTTGACAGGCTTTGGTCAAAAGATGACCTGACCGTTAGAGGTATGTTGGGCAGCACAGCAACCGAGGCCGAGGTTATTTTGCACAATAGCTTCGTGACTATCTTGAATCAGGCATACGATGAGAATGAGAATTTCGATGAACTTGAAACAGCCCAGCAACGTGAAATCGTTCTTGGGATTGCAACCACAATTGCCGAGCCGTTTACAAGCAGACCGATTGACGGCCAAGCGGCATTAGGTGGATTTGCCTAAGTCAGCCGAACAACTTAACTTAGCGTAATTAAACGCTAAAATATGACGCAAATTCGAGAAAGCTACACCTTTATTAGGGTAGCTAAACACCAAGCCGAAAGGACGCACAATCCCGGCAAACCTGCCAACTTCGGCAGAAAACTTGAAGTCCCAAAACGGGCATGGCCGAAAATCGCCGAAATGAAAGCCAAGTTCGGCGCATTGGGGTACATGTTGGTTGAAGATTGGGAGGCCAAAAACTTCAACGGCTACAACATTGACCGCAAGTTCATTGACCAAGTTGAGCAACAAAGCCAGCTAATGACTTCGCTTGAAAACCGCTTAACCGATGCCGAACGCAAGGAGGCCGAACTTCAGGCGAAAATTGCCGAACTGCAAGCGCAGTTAGAAGGTAGTAAAAAAACAAGAACCACTAAAACAACAACCGATGGAAATCAATAAGGAAATCTTTGAAAAACTGACAGGCATCCAAGTACCCGAAGATGCGAATGAGGACACGATCCGCACTGCCCTTGGCGAACGCTTTATCGACCGGGAAACCCACCTGAAAGAAATCAACGCTACCTTTGGCAAAGCAAGAGGCACAGCCGAGAACAAGCTAAAGGCATTAATTGGTGATGAAGGTAAGGGCAAGTCATTCGATGAATTGGTAGAACTTGTGCCAGCCAAAATGCAATCGTTAAACGAGCAATTGGCCGCAGCCATTGAAGCTGGCAAGTCGCAGCCCGACATTGAGCAAATCAAAAAAGAACGTGACCAGTTACGTGAAATGACCGAGGCGGCAAAGGCCAAAGAAGCCGAGTTGCTGGCCGCTGTTGAAAATGCCAAGTCGGATGCCGTTAAGCAGTTAGAAAAGGCCCAAACTGAGGCTGAGGTTACACGCTTATTTGATGCCAGCAACTGGGTTGATGACGCTGATGCCATTGTCAAGCAAGGTGTATGGCTGACCCAAATCCAAGGCAAGTACGATTTTCGCAAGGAGAACGGCAAGCTGCTTGTTTACGACATGGAGGGCAACATTGTAACAGGCGGCACAACTTCGCAACTAACTGCCGAACAATTGTTTGAAAAGACCTTGAAGGACACTAAGCGTTACAAGCTGAACAACGGCGGCCAAGGTACAAACGGCAAGCAGAACACGGCCACAACGGTTAACGGCAAAGAAATGAATCCTGCGGTGGCTGCTGCCAAGGAGGCATGGCTGGCAAAGGCACGTGCCCAAGGCATCAAAATCTAAGCGGCCTAAACTGATTAAACAGCCCTACTTCGGTGGGGCTTTTTTTATGCCCGTTTGGGTATAAACAAAACGAATAAGGCGGAACTAATCACCGATAGGGTATATTTCGCCAAAGGTCAATTATTCTTTACCTTTTGGAGAATTATCTCACCATTGGCGAGGGACTTAAAATTGCCAGTAAGCGTAAATACTGGCAAAAGTTGTAGTTTTGATTAAAAGATTCTGCCATGCACGACAACATGAAAATTACAATTAGAAGTTACGACATTGAAGTATCAACCGAACTGCCGAACGATGCTGGAATTGAAGATATTATTCAGTCATTACGGGGTATGCTGCTTACCGCAGGCTTTCACATCAACACCATTGACCGCTTTCTTGACGTAGAAGGCAATATAACCCCTACTTCTTAGCCGATTTTTTCGGCAACTTCATGCCCTTTGGGGTTTTCTTTTCAAATTCGGCAGCCAATTTTGGGTTGGTTGCATAAAGAAATTTGCGCTGGGCTTCACTTTTGAACGGCATGGCGGTAGTTTTACCCCATTATAACGTTTTTCGGGCAATCCGCAGCAACTTATCTTCGTTAATATCGTAGGCGGTGGCCGCTTCGGTGGCCGCCTGATACCGATTCATGCCGTGCCGCCGCAATTCATCGTACATTTCAACAGCAAATTCGATGCGTTTGCTGTATGCAGCCTTGACGCTTTTGTGATGTGCCCTTGGTGCGCATTGGTAGTTTGTTGTTGGTTCACCGTCTGGGCAATTTCTGCCGCCATATTGTTCAAAAAACGTGATGACGGGCTTACTGGGTTGTTGTATTTCATTCTCCATAACGCAAAATTGTGAAAAAAAACAATGCATTTGATACATTGTTGGTAAATTTGTGATAGTCGGCTTGCGCTGCCGAACCAAAATGGCGCATTGTCGGGTGAAGTTGCCCCCGAAAAAGTAGGCAGCACAAACAAATTGACAACAAAAAAACAAATACAATGTCAGCATTATCTTCATTTATAGCTTGCCCTAATGTGCAGCTATCTTTATTCGACTCCTTCGGGGTTGACAACCTAAAAGCAGAGCCTTTGCCCTTGCTTTCTTTTATCTTATCTGCGCCTAACCGGTCAGACGTTATCCAAAACCAACTTAACTTTCGTGACCACGGTCGCAAAACGGTTGAGGTCGTCTACGGCCAGCGTTTTCTTGAATCAATGGTACAAGACGGCGGTCGTGTAACCTGCGGCACTTGGTCTAACGATGGCGAAACTTCTGTTTTGTATTCGCTAACCCCTTCTGACGGTTACCACGTTGGTTTCAAATTAACCGCTTCTGAGTTAGAAGAACGCTGCGAGGCCGACACCAACTACATCGCAAAAGAGGTGTTCAAAATGATGGACGTTTTGGCCCGTAAAGTTGCAACCAACGCCGCCATTCAAATCATCGCCAACAGCGGTAACTTCGCTTCTGACGTTGACAATGGTCTTGCGCCCGGCACAAGCACCAGCAAGAACGCTGATACCGTTTTGAGTGCTGGCGGACCCAACTACGATGCTACCGAAGTAATTGCTTTTGAGAACATGGCGAACGAATTCAACGGAATGCCCTACGTTTTCGGCGGCGAAACTTGGTGGAAGTACATCAAAGCGTTGAACGCTGCTGCTCCCCCTGCATTTACTGACGGAGGTTTGTCAACTGGTCTTTATGCCCAACAAGCTGGCATCACTTACGGTTACGACCGCAGAATTCAGCTAAACGACACAGCCCCAACTGCTGCGTATTCTATCATCCCAGGAGCCGTTCAAATGATTTCGTTTAACGAATTCAAAGGCATCTTGGAGATGAACGACAGCACGTTGGTGCAGGGTACTTTGCAGCATCCTGATCCGAACTTGCCATTAACTTTCGACTACCGTGCGGAATATACTTGCAACGGTGCAGACAGCAAGGTGTGGAATTTTGAAGTTGCGTTGAACCACGACTTCATCTTCTTGCCAGCTGATATGTATCAGGCAGGCGACCGCTTGGAAGGTGTTAACGGCATCTTGAAATTCGTAGGAGTTTAATCTACCTGCAATTCACAAATAATGGGGGGAGCAATCCCCCCTTATTTTTAACCTATGAAAAAATACAAGCCAAAACCAAAACCGACATCACGGCCCGGAGGGTGCAATTGTGGTGGTCGATAATTTTTCATTATGCCAACAACCTGTCTAACCGATTTGATTTTCGTGCCTGACGGCTGCACGTCAACGCCAAGTAATAAGGTGTCATTGGCTACGCTGCCCGGCTTTGATTTGTACCAAGCCGACTACGTTAGTGATGCCCAACAATCCAGCGGCTACGATGTTATGACCGCCGCCGTTGAACGTGCCGGGCACAAAATTGTCAGCGACTTTCGTTCATTTATGGACATCAAGGGCAGATTCAATTCGGTGGTTGACAAAGGCACAATCGGATTTTTCGATGAAAACAAGGTAAACGATGCCGCCAAGGTTGGCAAATATGCTGGGGTTGAGATATTGGTCAGCGATTACCCATACCTAAAATTCAACCTAAACAGCGTTTCGATATTCTTCGCTGGGGCGGTTACCGACAACATCTATATTATTGATATTATTCAGGGCACGATTATCGATACTATACCATTCACTTCAGTTGCTGGGCAGATTACCGAGGTGCTGATAAATAAAAGCTATCCTACAAACGGCCAAGACCTTCATTTAATGGTTGCCGTTGATGCTGGCTTATCTGCCGCATTCGACACTTGGATAAACCCGACTGCCTGTGCAAGCTGCACCAAAGGGCGGAGGTCAAGGTTCAGCGACTTGCTATTTACAAGGGCCGTTGAAACCAGCAAAACGGGTTCATTGACTGACACAAATTTGGTAGGAATTGGTTACACGCACGGCGTATCGTTAAACTATTCGATTGAGTGTGATGACAATACTTGGCTATGCCAGTTTTCAAACAGGCTTCGCCGTGCTATGCTATACGCTTCGGGTGTAGAACTAATGGATGAAATTCTTTTTAGCGACCGACTTAACAACATAACCACGATCAACAAAGAAGATGCTAACGAAAAGCGCAGCCTTTACGTGCAGTACTACAACAGCGAAATGCAGACCTTATTAGCCAATTTGCGGCTACCGAACGATAGGTGTTATACCTGCACCCCAATGGTCGTGAACCGAGTAAATATCCCATAAAATGAAATCTACCTTTGCATACATATCAGCATCAATACTTGCATTTTTTGCACCAGTTGCTGGCATCATGATAGCAGTTGGCGCATTCATTACCCTTGACACCTTACTTGGGGTTATGGCTGCCCAGAAATTGGGCGAGAAAATCGAAAGCAAGAAACTGAGCAAGGTAGTTTGGAAGATGGTGATGTACCAAAGTGTAGTATTGACCTTCTTTGTGATGGATGTTTTCATCGTAGGTGACCTTCTTGGCCAGTTTGTAAACACATCTTTTGTGCTTACAAAGGCGGTAGGCGTTGCGTTGATCGGGATTGAGTTTAAGAGCATAGATGAGAATATCGAAAAAATGACAGGCACAACGCTTTTAAAGCGGTTATACGACATTATTCGCAAGGGCAAGGGGATTGTATCGAAAATCAAAGAATAAGCCTTTAGAAACGAATTAATACTTTATTTGTTACAACAGCCCCACATCGGGGCTTTTTTGTTTTAACACTTTTTAACACTTGTTGTTGATTTCGTGTTGAAATAACTATTAGGTTTGCAGAACAAAACAACACATACCATGAAAATCACCCTAATCGAATCGCCACTTGTTGGCGGTAGCAAAATCCAAATCATCGGCAAGCCCGACAAAGGTCGCCCGATACTATTCGCCACATTCAGGTCGCAGCCGCCGTTGATACCCAGCGAAATGGTAATGCGCCAAGCAAACATCGTTCTTTCTAATTTAATCACCTTTTACAAACAAAACCAATGACACTTAAAGAACTTTTAATCAAATTAGACGCTTGCAAAGAAGCAAGAGAATGGGCAAGAGATATGCCTATCGAAGAAATAGTTTCAACCTGCCACCGAGGTGATTGGTTGCTTTGGCTTGCCCAAAAAGTTGATGTAGATTTACGCCTTCGCACGTTGGCGAAAGGGCATTGTGCAAACACCGTTAGGCACTTAATGACAGACGAGCGAAGCATAAACGCTGTTGATGTGGCTATTGCGTTTGGTGAAGGTAAGGCTACACGTGAAGAGTTAGATGCTGCTGCTTATGCTGCTTATGCTGCTGCTGTTGCTGCTGCTGCTGATGCTGCTTATGCTGCTTATGCTGCTGATGCTGCTTATGCTGCCGCTGCTGCTTATGCTTATGCTTATGCTTATGCTTCTGTTGATGCTGCTGCTGCTGCTGCTGCTGCTCGTGCTTCTGCTGCTGCTGATGCCGCCAACCGCCAACAAGCCGCCGACATCTGCCGCCAGTATATCGGTGAAGCTTTAATCGAAAAAGTAAATCAATTATTAACCAAGTAAAACAAAACCTATGAAAAACAACGGCAAAGTAAACATTCACGGCAGGGAGTACGAAACAGTAGCCCTTCGTGTGCAAAAATTCAAGGCGGCATGCCCTGACCATTCATTAACAACTGAGGTGCTGACAAGGGATGCCGAATGCGTAGTTATGAAAGCAAGCATCTTCAACCCCGAAGGGCGGCTGGTAGCTACTGGCCACGCTGAAGAATATCGCAAGGCATCCAGCATCAATAAAACATCTGCCCTTGAAAACGCTGAAACATCGGCAATCGGTAGGGCATTGGCAGCCTTTGGCCTTGGCGGTACTGAATTTGCTACCGCAGATGAAGTGGCAAATGCTATCGGTCAGCAAAAGGCACAGGCGCAAGCAGCGCCAGTAGTGATTGATTTTCTAACCTTGCCCGATCCCCAACAAGAATTGGTTAACACCTTGTTCGACATCAGCCAGCAACTGCCTGACGTCAGCAAAGAAAAGGCCAACCCGTTTGCAGATGCCGATTGCATCAATGTAAAATCTTGGGCGAAAGATGAGGCAACAGTGAAAAAAGCAATTGACATTTACACCAAACAATTAAATTGATGCAAGATTTCAAAATCAGATGTTCTGCCATTGGTCAAATTATGGCTAATGGCAGGGGTAAAGATACGGCTGGGGCAACGTGCTATTCATATCTGCAAGATTGGATTATCGAACAAATCTACGGGGTGCGGAAGCAGATTGACAGCCGCCCAATGGAGAAAGGTAGGCTGGTCGAAGATGCAGCCATTGAATTCGCTGGCCAGCACCTTAACTGGTTTATGCCAGAAAAGAACGAAACCTTTTTTGAGAATGAGTTTTTGACTGGGACGCCCGATGTTATTCACGGCAACACGGTTGTGGATATTAAATGCCCTTGGGATGTTTTCACTTTCCCAATGTGGGAACGCAACCCACCGAAAGGATATTGGTATCAGCTTCAAGGCTACATGCACCTGTTGGGGCTTAAACGGGCCCAGTTGGTGTACGTGCTAATGCCAACCCCCGAAGAACTTGGGGGCATCCAGTTAGACCTGACAAATATCCCAGCCAAATATCGGTTGAAGGTGTTTGACATTTATTACGATGAAGCCACCATTCAGGCTATCTACGAACGGGTACAAATGTGCCGCAACATTATCGAAGTTGAACTTTTACCACAATTACAATGACTGAACGACAATTTGAACGCTACCTGTTGAAACAGGACAACGATAGCTTACTGAAGATTCGCACCGAAATTGACCGGATAATCAACAGCCGAAACGATGAATTCTTTAAGATGCATTTGCGCACCGAACACCAGCGATATGTAATCAAAGCCGCTGCCGATTACTGGGGGTTACCTTATGAGGCCGCATATAGCAAGCGAAGGTTTCGTGAAGTAAAACATTTCAAGCATGCCATGAGGTTTGCTATGCGATGCGCTACATCAATGAGCCTTCAGGACATCGGCAAGATGCTGAATTGTGAGCATGCAACGGTTATGCACAGCATCAAGTTTGTGCAGGATTCTATCTTGGCAGACCCCCAATACTACATGCGCTGCATTGAATTTTGCGAGCATATTAAAATGGTCATGCAAGAATTGGAAATGAATAAAAATACACCTATCTTCACGTCAATTAATTACAACTAAACACACACAAAACCATGACACACAACATTATCAAAACCGAAAACTATCTTCTTATTGTAAGTGATGAAGAGATTAAAATTGGAAATTACTACTTATGTAAGTTAAGTATGAAACCTAAAAAATATATAGGGGATGAATACTTTAATACTGTTAATGAGAAAAAAATAACAGCCCACATAACACTCAACAACTCACCTGTTCTTAAAGGTGTGCCCATTTTGCCACCGCTTGAAGATGAGGTTGAGGAAGCAGAGGAAGTATTTAAAGAAGTGCTTGACAGTGAAACTAAGCAGGTATATGACAAGATGCTACTTGGCGCTACTGAACATGGTTTTATTATTGGCTACAAAAAAGCCAAAGAGAAGTATAAGTACACAGAGGAGGAGATGAAAAGGATTTATGAAAAAGGATACTCTGCTGGTAGAAATGAATTAAATTCTAGAGAATCTGATAAAATAAAATATGACTATATCCAATCCCTCCAAAAATCAAAGATGCCTGTTGGGTTTGAGTGTGAGATGGAAAACAAGATTGCTATTGATGGTCATACAGTAATAGGTAGTGAGCCTAAAACAACAACCAACTCACAAGGCCAAACCGTTTTGGCGGGCAAATACATTTATTAACCATTAACACACAAAAACCATGAACAAAAACCAATTAGAACAGCTTGGCTTTGAGCAAATCAAAGACGGCAGTTGGGCGCAAATGATTCGGCCAACCTATTTAGATGTGCCGATTATTGTTAGGTCTTACCCCGACAAAGAAACGGCAACCGCTTCGATTGCCATTACTCAAAATGGGCAGAAGGGCGAGCTGATTATCGGCACTTGCGCCAATCGGGCGGCAGACCTTAAGCATCTGCTATCTTGGCTGTCGATGGATGGCAAAGAAATCGGCCAGCACATCGTAAGCAAAGCAATTCAACGCAAGAAACTAATCAAAACCAAATAACCATGTTACAACTACAATTAATCGGCAGAATCGGCAAAGATGCTGAACTGGTCGGCAAAAACAAAGACATCACTACCTTTTCGGTAGCGGTCGGCAAGGGCGAAGAAACCCAATGGTTTCGCTGCACGCTGTTCGGTCGGGACGGCAAGCCTGCTGGGGTTGCAAAATTCTTGAGCAAAGGCACGCAAGTGTACATCAGCGGTCGGCCTGTGCTTGACGTTTACAAGGACAAAGAAGGCAACGACAAGATCGGCAACGACATCAAGGTTTTAGTAAACCAAGTAGAACTGCTTGGCGGTCTGCGTACCGAAACAGGCGGTGGCCGTTTGCCTGAACTGGCAACCGATGGCGACAACCTGCCATTCTAAGATAGTGTGTTAGGTGTGAAATCGCCCCTGCCGAAAGGTTGGGGCTTTTTCTTTTTATGCCCAAGTGTTAAAAAGTGTTAAAATGCTGGGTGTATTTTAGTAGATCTGATTTTCGTATTGATATTATTTTTAGGTTTGCTGTACACAAAAACACAAACAAAATGGCACACAGAATTAACGAAAGAAACACAGGTCATTGGTCATTAGATAGTGAACCAAAGCACGTAAGAACTAAGCCAAAAAAAGTAAGCCGTTCTTTCACTGAAAGCGAAATTGAAATGTTCAACTACTTTATGAATAAGATAGCTGACAATATTCAATTAGATGCTTCTGATTTGGATAACCAAGTTTACCGAGATAACGGAGATATACTAATCCAATTCAGTCGTGATAGAATAGAAGATGTTCGTTCACTTTTAAGCAAGTTTTAAGCTGAATATAATACTAACCTTTAACCCCTAAACACAAACACCATGATATACGCAAATCACCTTTACAACTTGGCAACCAGCAAGCCAAGAATCACAATGGCCGAAATCGAAGCCATGTGCCTTAACAAAGCAAAGCAGGGCGAAATGTACTGCTGGGTTTTCAACCCGATTGCTGAGGATGACATCGAAAAGCTGCGAACCAACGGCTTTGAAATCGAACGGCACAACAATTCAAGCTACCGGATTGACTGGGCGAAACCTACTAATCTTTAATACCTACACACACCATGAACACACAAAAATCACTAATCGAAATCGGCATCGCTTACAACCAAGAAAAGATGCAAGTTATGATGGCCATGCAAATGAACGGCAAAGGGCTTGTGGACTTTGTTTCACGCTATCCAGACCACGTTGCCATTGTAGCCTTCGACTACGCCATTAAAAGCTACCCGTATGGGGCTGACATCGAACGGCACGAACAAGGCATTCGACACGGCACAACAGTAATCGGCGAAGATATGTGGCCACTTTGCACACCTTCGGACGATGGGTACAGCCTTGAATTAAGCAGATTCGGCGGCGAACCGCAGCAGGATTTTGCATGGTATTCGTTTCTAAGCGACAGCGACTTCATGCTAATTTACAGCAGCAAAAAATGGAGCATCGGTTACCAAGAAGATGACCGTTGGTTGGCAATTGAAGGCATGGTAAACGAAGTGGTTGCCAACGCTAATGCGATGCCTTTTCACGATGCATTTGAGTACATGGTGAGGATGGTTTCGGCCATCAAAGTAGGTGCTGAATGGTGCGATATTTGAAAACAATTTGTATATTTGTGAAGGCATTAAGACGCCGATGAAAGGTAAAAACCAAAATTAACCCAGCCGTTTGTTCGGGGGTAGCGTGAGAAAGGAGGCCCGCCTTGGCCAAGTCTTAACCTTACTTACCGCCCCCGACCAAATGGCTTTTTTATTAAAACCCTATGCAAAATTTAAGCATTAACCCTGAACTAAAAGCGTTAATCCCACCATTAACAAGTGAGGAGTTTGCGCAGCTTCAAACCAACGTACTTGCCGAAGGTATTCGGGAGCCAATCATTACATGGCAAGGCACAATCGTAGATGGCCACAACCGATACGAACTGGCACAAATGTATGATTTGCCTTTTAAGGTTAAGGAGATGGTCTTTACTTCAATGAACCATGCCAAGAAATGGATGGCCGAAAATCAACTTGGTAGAAGAAACCTGACTGAATACGTAAAAGGCGAATTGATTGCCGTTATTGAAGATTGCATTAGGGATATTGGTAAAGAAAAATATGCCGAAACTGTTGGTAGGCCACAAAAAGAATCGTTATCAATAATTGATAACGAATTAAAACACAATACCCAAAAAATAGTGGCCGAAAAACTTGGATGGAGTACAGGCAAAAAGGCCATGTTTGATGTGGTAAAAAAGAAAGCCCCCGAAGAAATTAAAGAAAAGCTACGGCAGGGGGATGTAAGCATCAACCAAGTTTACCAAGACATTAAGAAAGAGGAGAAAAAGGCCCAAATGCTTGAAAAAATACAGCAGCAAAAGGTTGAAATTGAAATTAGTGAAAACATAAAAAACGGGGATTCGCTTGAAATACTTGAAAGCCTTGAGGACGGTTGCATTGATATTGTTCTAACCGATCCTCCGTACGGCATTTCTTACGTTTCAAATCGTTCAATGTATGATGAAACCATAACCAAAAGGGGGTTGCTTAATGATGGCAAAGATGAGGCCTTTGAATTGCTGGATAAAACTTGCGAAATACTAAGCCGAAAAGCAGCCGAAAATTCGCACCTTTATTTCTTTTGCAGCTGGGCAGTATTTTCTTCTTTTGAGGCCATAATTTCAAAGTATTTCACCATCAAAACCCCTATTGTATGGGACAAAGGCAATAAGGGAAGTGGTGACCTTGAGAATGACTGGGGAAACCAAACCGAAATAGTTATTTTTTGCGTAAAGGGAAAGAAACTTGTAAACACAAGAAAAGGAAATTTGCTATTTGTACCAAGGATTCACACAACCAAAATGGTGCATCCAACCCAAAAGCCTACCGAACTTCTTAGAATGATATTGGATGTAAGTTATAGGGATGGGGACTTTGTTGTTGACCCGTTCATGGGTTCAGGTTCAACCATAAAAGCATGCAAAGAAATTAACGCTAAATGCTTGGGTATTGAATTGGATGCAGAAATGTTTAATATTGCAAACAACTTCATCAATGAATAAGTTTACCGAACTTGAATACAAATTTGCGGAGCAGATTGAGTCGCATATTGTAAAGGCATTGCCCCAGTTATATGGCAATTTCGTTGAATTTAGAAAGGCAACCGAGGAGGAGGATTGTAGGTTCAGCTATGATATGGTGTTTGGTATGAACTTCACCATTTCAATCAGGATTCGAAAATACAAGTACACTAAATTTGCCGATTTGACCATACGAAGTAAATCGAAATTTGGGGGCAAAACCGAAATTGACAAAATAATGGATGGCATGGCACAGGTTTATTTTTATTCGTACATGAATGAAGCTGAAACCGACCTTGTAAAGGTAAGGATTGCCGATGTGGAGGCCATTAGAACACTTTACAATAACGGCAAATATACTGGTCCAAGAAGAAATTCTGACGGCACAGAACTTATTGCCTTTTCTTTCAAAAATATAGCCAGCGTTGGCGGTGCAATTTACAAATACGATTACCTATGAAACAACTACCTTGGTTTAAATTCAGCCCAGCCGACTGGATGATGGGCAGAATATCCCGCCAATCTTGCGAGGTTCAGGTAGCATTTTTAAGGCTTTGCTGCATCTACTGGAACGCCGAATGCGTTATGACGTATGAGCATGCCGAACTTGAAGCCGATGGCTACCTTGAAAAGCTAATTGCATTGAAGATGGTTGAGGTTTATGATGATGGCATTGGCATCAAATTTCTTGATATTCAGTTCAGTGAAGGCAAACAAAAGCGTGAAAAAATGTCCAACGCTGGTAAGGTAAGTGCTGAACGTAGGATGAACAAGATGGCAACAAATGTTCAACATTCGTTAAACGAATCTTCAATAGAGAAGAGAAGAGAAGAGAAGAGTAGAATAAGAGAAGATAAGAGTGTAGGCACATACACCCGTGAAGATTTTTGCAATGATTTGCTTGGTGATTTCAAAACCGATGAAAACCTTCGTGAAGTAACAATGATGTGGCTTAAAAGAAAAAAAGTCATTACCAAGCAAAGTATGCTGATTTCAAAAAAAGAAATTGCCGGGCATTCGCCAGCCGAAATGTACACGGCGATTATGTCGGCAGCCGAAAAGAACTGGGCGCAGCTATACGGCCGAAAAGAAAAGCAAGCCAAAGGCACATCAACAAGTTTGCCAGCGGGTAAGCCTTGGTTAGACCCAGCAACGATAGCAGCAGCAGAACGAAGCACCAAGCGTTTAGAAGCCTTGGCCAACCCTTCACCTGATATGCCGTTTTAATTTTTTTATACTTTAGCAGAATGAAACACGGTTCTTTATTCAGTGGGATTGGCGGATTCGACCTTGCAGCCGAATGGGCAGGGTGGGAAAATATGTTTCATTGTGAATGGAATTTATTCGGACAAAAAGTTCTTAAACACTACTGGCCTAACGCAGCAACCTATGAAGACATTACAAAAACAGATTTCACTATTTGGCGAGGAAGAATTGACATCCTCACGGGCGGATTTCCCTGCCAACCGTACAGCGCAGCCGGAAAGCGGCTTGGAAAAGAAGATGAACGCCATTTATGGCCCGAAATGCTTAGAACAATACGGGAAATTCAGCCACGTTGGGTCGTGGGCGAAAATGTTCTCGGCCTTGTTAATTGGAACGGGGGATTGGTATTCGAGGAGGTGCAAGCTGACTTGGAAGCTGAAGGGTACGAAGTACAACCGTTTATACTTCCAGCTGCAAGCGTCAACGCTCCCCACAAACGGGACCGGGTTTGGTTTGTTGCCTACAAAAATGCTCCCAACACCGACCACAATGGATATGCTACCGCCGAAAACGGACAAGGCTTGGGAGAAGGAAATGACCGAAACAAGACCGGGGAGAACGATGCCATCGAATTTGAGGGACGTGCCGTTTCGGACGGGGTTGCTGAAAACACCCAGCGCAATGGACGCATACAGCGAGAACCTGAGCAAGAAGGAGCAGAAATTCGGGAACAGCGGAACGCTTGCTCAGGAGATTCAATCGGGGTTTGTGGAGAAAAGGTGGCCGGGCCTACTACCGACACCGACAATGTACGATTACAACAGTGCAAGACATCCGGAACTTTGGGAGAAGGACAAGAAGAAATATGCGGACAAGGGCATAAACCTTCAATGCGGACTCAAACAAATGAATGTTTTGGGGATGCTACCGACACCGAGAGCAAGGGCAGCTGGGGGGAATTGCAGCAACGACAGGGGGAAGGGCAATTTGGAAGACAAAATAGCAGAAATGAACACATCCCAAACTGGGACAACTTCCCAACTCAATCCCCAATTTGTTCTCGAAATGATGGGCTTCCCACCGAACTGGACGGAATTACCTTTTCTAAGTGGCGAAACGAATCAATCAAGGCCGGGGGAAACGCAATCGTGCCCCAAGTAGTTTACCAAATCTTCAAAGCAATAAACGAATATGAAAACCTACACACTAACCGAAACAACCCTTGACCGCCGGGCAATTGAACTGGCAAACATCGTATTTCAACCCAACAAAATGGTTTTAACAAAAGAACGTGCCGCCGCAGTTCGAAAGCTTTGCACCGCATTTGACACCAACAAATCGTTTTTCTTGACTGGGGATACTGGTACCGGCAAAACAATCTACACAAGGCTATTTTTAGCGGCACAACCCGAAAAGCAGTTTACCTTCTACAACATGCGGCATTTGTTTCGGGAGTATGCGGCCATGAAAAACCCTGATGAATTCATCTTATCCTTCATCCACAAAACAAAGTATGGGCATCTGATACTTGACGATGTCGGTGCTGATGAAGCGGTCGGGGCGTTTGGTCGGCAGAACACGATCCTGTACGACATAATCGAAAGCCGAATGGATAGCAAGTTCATTACTGGCATTATTTCAAACAACACCTTGTCCCAAATTTTGGCACGATTCGGGACGGACGGCCAGCCTGATGCAAGGCTTATGTCACGCTTCAAAAAGTGGGAAACGATTATCATGCCGGGCGATGACCTTCGGGGGGAGGTCGAAGTTATGCCGCTTGCCGAATGGCCGAAGGTGGTTTTGCCAGCCGAACCTGAAGAACAAGGTGTGCCATGCCCTGACCATCTTCGTGCTGAGATTTACGAAAAGCTGGGCATCATTGCCAATCGGGTAGTTGATAGGCAGCCAAGCAAGGCCGATGAAATGCGAAATGCTTTTTGGGGTAAATACACACCGCCGCAATGAACATCACCGAAATCGAAGCCTACTGGCAAGGTGTAGACTTTACCAAGCCGCAACCCGAAATCAACATCGGTGGCGAACGCATCAACGACCTTGGCATGTTCACCAAATCGCATATCGCAATACTGAAATACAACGCTGGCAAAAGGGCTTTTCTGCCATACTTTGAACGCTTGCACATGGTTACACTTGCACACATGAAAGTTAAGACCTAACTTTGTCGATATGCCCAAAGTCGGTGAACATCTTTTGCAATTGGCCTGTGTGCGATTCTTCAGGCAGTATTATCCTGACCTATATCGCAACCTATGGCACACGAACGGCAGGGCAATCAACGCATCAAACGGGGCGGTGCTGAAAGGCATGGGGGTAGTCGCTGGGGTGTCCGACCTATTGTTTTTCTACAAGGGCACGTTACACGGCATCGAACTGAAAATGGGTAATGGCCGCCAAAGTGATGAGCAAAAAGAATTTGAAAAGATGCTAAAGTCGAACGGGGGACGTTATTACATTGTACGTACATTGGACAGCTTCGCAAATTTAATTAACGAAATTGTGAAAAATGGTTAAACTTGTACCAATCGGGTCGGTTAAGGGAAACAGCCGCAACCCAAGATTTATCAGGGATGAAAAATTCAAAAAGTTGGTGTCTTCGCTTGTGGAGTTTCCTGAAATGGCTACTCTTCGTCCTTTAGTGGTCGATGAAACCATGACCGTTTTAGGGGGCAACATGCGGTTAAGGGCCATGCAAGAACTGAAGTGGAAAGAAGTGCCGATAGTGGTTGCCGAAGGATTGACAGATGCACAAAAAGATGAATTTGTGATAAAGGATAATGTGTCGTATGGCATGTATGATTGGGAGATGTTGGCTAACGAATGGGATGCCGAAGAACTTACACGCTGGGGTTTGGATATACCGGGCTTTGACGCTGAACTGCCCAACGATGAAGAAGAAGAACAAGATGCTAACAGCCTGATAGTCGAGGCCGATGTCATCACCTTAGAAGACCTTTTCGATGAACTGAAAAGCAGAGGGTTTAATGTTTCAATGAAGTAGTATGCCGAACAACAAAACCGACAATAGAAAAAAACTGCTACTGGAGGCCCTTGAAAAGTCGCTTGGCATCGTTACAACCGCTTGCAAGGCGGCAGGCATTTCAAGGGATTGCCACTATGACTGGTTGAAGAACGATGAAGAATACAAACGGCAAGTAAACGAAATCAGCGAAATTCAACTTGACTTTGTCGAAAACAAGCTAATTGACCGCATCAATAAGGGCGATACTACCGCAATAATCTTCTACCTGAACAGCAAAGGTAAGGCACGGGGGTATAACAGGCAGCACGAAGAAAAACGTGAGAACGTCAAGTGGCCAAGTAACTTTACCTTCAACATCGTGAAAAACGATGAAGAGGTATAACTTAAACCCGAAGCAGCACGAAACATTAACCGCCAGCGAAACCCAACGGCTGTATGCTTATGTCGGGGGTATCAGGTCAGGTAAGACCATAACGGGGGCGCATTGGGCATTACACAACATCATTCATCAACCCGAAATAAAGGGCGGCATCTTCAGCAATACGGTTAGCCAGTTGAACACGGCAACCCTATCCGAATTCATTGGCGTGTTGGAGGCATACGGGCTTTACAAGGGTGAACACTATGTGGCCAACAAAGACCCTGAACGCTACTTTGGTTACAAGTCAAAGTTTGAAAAGCACAACGGGGTATGGTCGTTTATGAACGGTGCGCAAGTGATTACCTTCAGCATCGAAACCATGATACGGGGTATTGAATTGGGCTGGTGCTGGGGGGATGAGGTGCAAGATGCGGCCATTGATAGCCTGAACATTGTCATGGGCCGTATGTCGGGGGCGAAGTTCCCAAGAACGCTTTGGACAATGACCCCACCAATGGATAACCCCGACATCGATGAATTGATATGGGGCGAAAAGCAGATTGCGCACACGATCGGCACAACGTACGACAACAGGGCGAACCTACCTGAAGGATATATCGAACAGTTAGAAAAGACCTACGACAGCCTGACCTTTAAACGTGAAGTGCTGGCCAATCGGGTAACTATGTCGGGGCTGAATTGGCTTTATTCATTTGACAGGCAAAAGCACGTTGGCAGCAAGGCGGCATATGACACCAGCATGCCCGTGTACGTTTCGATTGACTTTAACAACAACCCGTTTACGGCCATCTTGGCACATCGGGGCAGACACCAAGACGGCAAACAATTTATTCACTACTTCGATGAAATTGCGTTAACGGCCGACCATATTCAGGGCAAGACCTTTATTGAGGCGATGGTTGAAGAGATATTTAGGCGAACCCCAGCGCAAGTGCAGAACAGGTTGTACTTTGTGACGGGTGATGCCAGCGGACGGCAGCAGTCGGTCATCGCCAAGGTAGGACAAAATATGTGGTCGGAGATTGTGGACCGCATGCGAATCAGCACGAACAACTTGCTTGTGCCGAGGTCGAACCCACCCCACCAAGAATCACGGCGGTTATGCAATAGCATCTTTTCAAACTACGATGAAATACTAATTAACCCCAAGTGCAAGGTGCTGATAAGGGACTGCGAATTCGTGAAAGCGTTACCTGACGGGGGTGTGGATAAAGGCAGCCGGGCGAAGGTTGATAAACGTGCCGATGCCTTGGACTGCTTGCGATACGACCTTCACGCCAACAACAAGCAGTTTATTTTTAGGTAAGTGGTCGTATAAAAACTTTTCACTTTCAAACCGATTGCATAAATTTAGGCTATGGCAGAATACAAAGGATGCAACATTGGCCCGTCTGACCGCAAGGGCAAAAAGTACAAAGCCCAATGCGGTGACAATCCCCCCGTGCATTTCGGGGCAAGCGGCTACCGAATCAAACCCGGCACGCCTGCTGGTGATAACTATTGTGCAAGGTCGCAAGGTATCGAAGGTAGCGGCAAAGGTAGTGCGAACTACTGGGCCCGTGAGCTTTGGTCATGCCGTGGCAACAAATCGGTAAGCGACAAACCATTCTTTGGCAAAATAAAACTATAACCATGCAGGACCACGTAAACCAACTACTTGAAGTAAACGACTTATGGCCCGGCGATATTGTCTTCGCTAAAATTGACCCAGAAAGCCCAGCCATTGTAGTCACCATTTGCTATGACGGCAGCGATAAGCTGAAGTATGGGGTTAAGCATATTGACGGGGTTGATAGCTATTACCGATACGAATTACTAAGCGAAGTCGAAGCCGAAATACGCCGCATCACGGGTAAATGACTACGAAAGATTACATAGCCAAACTGAACAAGGCTGAGAGGGCAATCAACGGCAAGCGGTTTGTTGGATTGTCTTCAAGTATTGGCCGAAAGCAGTTTAAACGGGTGTTTGCCGAAGGGCTGGATTCAAATGGCGCACCGATTAAACCTGAATATTCAACCAAGCCGATAAGCATCGGGCCCAACCAAACACCTGACAAATCAACGGCAAGGTTTTATGAGGGTGGCTACAAAGAATTCAAACGTGCATTGGGCAGGGGCAAAATGGTATTGTTTCGTTTATTTAGCCAAATGTATCTGCAATCCATCGTAAACCCAGAACTGCGAATTAGCGACACAGGGTTTGTTATAGCGACAGGCATGACGTACAACGCTGGCAACCCGAAAGGCAAAGTTGATGCGCTTTTAGACAAATATGGCGATGCTTTCAAGTTTTCGGATGCTGAACGCAAAGAATTTACCGACAGGGCCGAGCAAATTGTTGTAGATTTGTTCAAATGATAAGCGACATTCTATCTTATTTGAACGCACGGCTGCCAAATATTTCGGCAGTTGCAAGGCCGTTGTGCCAGCTTGTTGAAGAAACGGGCAAGGACGGCAACCTGCGTACCTTCCCAGCGGTTTATGACGGCAAAGGCAACCTTGACTACATCACAAGGTTTGACTGGCGGACCGGCATGTCGTTTTGGTTGAAGAACGGGGCTGAAGATATTGAACTGCTGGATCGGGTAAGGGCAAACAAAGAACGGGTGCAGATTACCATCCCCTTAAAGTTTCATTGGATTGGGACACGCAGCACATGGCAGAATGATACGCAATACCTTGAACAATACATCTTACTTGCATTGCAAAAGGCTATTACCGTTGACAATATCCCAAGCCTTCGGGCAACGCTTGGCCTTGACCGCATCAAAACTGTTGTCACCAATCGGCAGTACGGGGCTGAAACCCTTGACGGGGTGTTTGATAACATCGACCTTCGGTTGCCGCTTGACATGGCCGCTGCTATGCTTGAGGTGGATTTGACCATTACGGGTGACCTGAATTGCATCGTGGGCGCATCTTGCCCCGGCATTGCCGACCTTCTACTGCTTGAAAGCGGCGATTTTATTTTAACTGAAACAAACGACTTTATCGAAATCTAATGGCAAACCAAAAGGTAACACAACTAACCGCTGCGACTACCAGCAACGATGCAGACCTGCTTTACGTTGTTCAGGCTGGGGTATCAAAGAAAACGACCAAGCAACT